TCCGTAAACGACACCTGTCCTCTTACCGTGTCCGATATATTACCCGCTCTGCTTAAAAGGTTTGATTGTGGGTTGTTCTACGAATTTGATGACTCAAACCCAGACCCTACACTTCATAGACACGTATTACGTGTAGACCCTTTGTCTGTAATGAGGAGTGGCAGTCAAAATATTAACGAGTTTGTTGACGACCTAAAATCGGTGATTATGACAAACGGTGGCGACAAAGTAAAATCACTTTCCATAAATAATAAGGATTACGACCTCTATTTTGACGATTTAAACAATGACAATGTAACTATTGGTTCTACTAATCAAGAGATAAACCAAGAAGGTATATCTGAATTGAAAATAGATTTGGAGTCATCAATTTACTATCGTTCTGTTTGTGGGGAAGAAAATGTTACTTATGACGAAATAACAAACTACGATGCGTTTAGTCAAAATGAATTAGGTTTTACAGAAAACATATTTACTCCTAATAAAGATGTAGGACTGCGATTTGCGTATTTAGACAAACCTTTATACAAAACAAACCTATTAGTACCTTATGTAACATTAAAAGGATTTGGTATTAACGATTCAATGACAACTGATTCACAGGTTATATTTTCTAACTTTTATCTCCCCGCCTTAACAACTAATATTGGAGGTCAGCATATATTTAACGGAAGGTTGTTTCATTACAACACAGCAGGTTGGTCGTTAATGTTTGAGGATGAGGATGGCAATACTACAGATTCTTATAATCAGATATTTGCTAATTCAGAAAAGATATTACAGAGTGAAAATCCTCGTATAGAATTTGATATGGTAGTTCCTACATCAGACCTTGCTACATTAGACTTCTTTTTGCAAACTTTATCTGCTACAAGGTTTACACCTAATGGAATCCTTGTTAAGAGTGCGAGTGGTGAGGTGTACGACAACTACGCATACTTAACTATAGAAGGCATACTGCAATAATTGTAAATTAACTTGATGGCTACATACAACGACTACCCACAATCTGCTACTAACAACGCCAAGAAAGTTCTTGAGTGGAAAAAGAAGTACGGAAAAGAAGTTAAAGGAATGACTTCTGTGGGATGGACTCGTGCAAGACAGTTGGCATCAAGAAGAAAACTATCGTATGAGACTATTGCAAGAATGGCTGCATTTAATCGTCACAGAAAGAATGCTGCGGTTGACCCTAAGTATAAGAACGAGCCTTGGAAAGATAGAGGCTATGTTGCTTGGCTTGGGTGGGGTGGAACTTCAGGCGTTAACTGGGCGATTAGAAAAGCTGAGTCTATACGAAAAGGAACAGTTAAGGCTTCTGCAGACATCGCTGACGTCCCGTGGGGTAATCGCAAAAAACAAGATGATTACGCTACACAGGGAAAGGATGGAAGCATTAAGAAATCTCCCAAGGCACCTAAGAGCGATACTCCTAACAAGAATCCTAAAGGTGTTGGAAAAGGTGGAAAGCTTTCTCCACAGATTATTAAGTCTATAAAGACAAAGGTAGATAAGCACAATGAGAAGTACCCTGATAAAAAGGTTGGTATGGGAGCTGCAAAGCGTGTTGTACTTCGTGGTATGGGTGCATTTAATACATCCCACTCACCGAAGGTTACATCAGCCACTCAATGGGGACTTGCAAGATTAAACGCATTTATGTACTTGGTGAAGAACGGAAAGCCTTCTAACCCTAAGTACACACAAGATAATGACCTGCTACCAAGTTGGCATAAAAGAAAAAGTAAAAAGAATGGATAATTTACCATTATTTGATATATCGTTAGAGGACATCGCACAAGGGATGTACAAGATTTCCCTTGTAGATAAACCTGCTATTGAGGAGAACTTCATCTACTTCAACGAGGTAAAAAAGATTGAGATGTTTTCTAACGAAGAAAAGAAAGAGGTTGTAGGACCGATTATGATTCCTAACAAGGAAATCCTACGATTCAGCCCTGAGATGGGATACTACTATGTGCGCTTCACAAAGGAGACTATTGAGGAGATTATGTACAAGTATTCTAAAGAAGGGTTGTTTAACGCATTTGGCATTAACCACGAACACGATACTGATGACGTGGTGATGCTTGAGGTTTGGATGAAAGAGAGTGATAACGATAAGTCTAAAGACTATGGTTATGACCTACCAAACGGAACCGTATTCGTAAAGGCCAAGATTGAGTCTGACGAATTGTTTGCTGCAATCAAGACGGGAGAGATAAATGGTTTCTCTATTGAGATTAAAGCTGATATTAAACCAACAAATAATAACGAAGAACAAATGAATGAATTTGCTTTCGCCAAAGAACTTGGTAAGTTGGAGGCTCAATTTGAGGCTATGATGAACAAGTACGAGGCACGCATTGAAGCTTTGGAGAACGAGAACAACGTACTCCTTGAAGCTGTGACATCTTTTGAAGATAAGTTCGCTGGCGTTGAAGACCTAAAGGGTGCCATTGAAATGATTCAAAAGCACATTGAAGCTATGGGCGCATCTGAAGAAAAAGAGATGGACGCACACGAAGATGAAGAGAAAGAAGAAATGGCCTCTGACGAGAAGGAAGAGGAAATGGCTTCTAACGAAGAAGAAATGAAGGAAGACAAGTACGAAGCTACTGAAGAAGTAGTTGAGGAAAACCTTCAGGAAGAGTTCTCTGCTACAGATGCAGAAGTTGAGGAGCAATTTGCTGCTGAACAACAAGCTGAAGAAGTAGAAGAAACTGTAGAAGACAAGACAGTAGTTTTTGAAAGCATTACCCCTGAAAAGGTAAACCTTATCAATAACTTCTTTAATCGCAAGTAATTATTGTAAATTAAGTAAAACGAATCCTTTTTAAAACTTATATAAAATGAGTGTAACTATTTCTAACTTGCCATACGGTGACCGTCGTCCAGACTTGTTCATTGACGCTATGGTAAAATCAGCGGCTGTATTGAACCGCTTCCGTCTAATTGATGGTGTAAAAGCTAAAGTAAACGTACCAATCTTTGATGCTTCATTGACTTTCGGTAACGACCTTTGTGTATTTGATTCTCAGTCTACTGCTTCAGTAGGTGAAAAAGAGATGACTGTTGAGACTTACAAGTGGGCTTTCTTGAACTGTAAAGATGCTCTTGAGTCTTCTTACCGTGGTCTTTTGTTGAAGAAAGGTCAGCACAACCCTGAGACTATGGACGCTGAGTTCAAAGACTGGGTATTTGACTACTTCGCTAAATTGTCTGCTGAAAAAGCTTTACAACTTGCAGGTACTGAGTTGACTACTGAGATGGCAGCTGATGCTGACGTAATTGACTTTGACACTAACGCTACTCTTACTTCTGCTAACATCCTTGACAAAATGGAAGGTGCTTACGAAGCAATGAGTGACGTAATGTTGGCTGCTGTTTACGGCGATGCTGACCGCGACTTCAAACCTACTTTCTTCTTGGGAACTGCTGCAATGCAAGCTTACCAAATCGCTATCGCAGGTTTGTACACTACTACTCCACAGGGTGTTGTAGAAGGTGGTATTCCTAACTACTACGGTATGGAGGTTGCTCACTTCGCATCTATGCCTGCTAACGAGTTTATCATCGCTGCACCACAGAACTTGGTGATGTTGACTGATGACTACAACGATGTTCGTGCTATTGATATGAAGTACGAAGCTGAACTAAGCTCAGACAAGATTTGGGGTCAGTTCAAGTTGGGCTTCTCTTACTTGAAAGGTGAAGAGATTGTCTACGCAAAAGACTTCGCATAACTGATTGACTAATATGGAAGGGCCTTGCGCCCTTCCTTTAATACCCTATAACAAATGGCTTGTAATATAACCCTACCATCAGACATCACTTACTCTTGTGACGATGTTGCTATTGGTGGTATCATTGAATTACACGTCGCTAACCGCGAAGATGTACTTGCTGTCTTGACAAAAGATGACGATGCTCGTACTATTTCTGCGGGAACAGCACTTGCTGCAGGCGATGTAACTCAAATTTCTTTTAACAACAAAGACGGATTCTCTGTATTTAGTGAAGTAAAAACTGTATCGGCTGACGGTATTGTATCTACTGTACCTACTATCTCTGTAGAGGTTCCTAAATTAACTGCTGACAAGGTAACAGCTCTTAACGACCTTTCTAAAGGTGGTGCTGAATTGGTTGCTTTTGTAAGAACAGCTGCAGGTACTTACCACGTTAGTGGTTTGGACTACGGTCTTTACGGAGGCACTGTAGACGTGAACTCAGGAACAGGTCGTGCTGAAAAGAACCGTGCTCAATTCACGTTGACTGGTGACGAGCAAGGCTTGTCTTACTCTATCACGGGTGCTGATGAAGCTGCTATCAAAGGTATCTTTGATACTATCGTAGGTAACTAATACCTAATCTTGTAAATTATAACAAGGGGTGAGGCGAAAACCTCGCCCCTTTTTATTTAAAAATATATGGCTTTCAACTGTTCAATTTTATTAAGCGATATTGACATCAACTGCAACAAGCGAGTTACAGGAGGTATCAAGAAGGCTATTCTATTATTACAGAAAGACTTGACCATTACCTTTGACCCTATTGACGAGACGCAGGTAACACAAGTAGACACTGTAGACACCGTAACCTTTGAACACAACCCAAAGGACGGCACAACAACTTTTACGGAGAACAAGAATACCTCTAATGGATTGGGGGTTGTTACTACCGACATTACAATCCAAGCTCCTT